TTGTGTTGGCGTTATTTACTACTGGATTAGAAAGATATTGTCCAGCAAATCTGGAAGCAGACCATACTTGTAAACCAATACCCGGAACACCTCTTCTACCTTGAATATCTGGTCCAACGTTGGGAAGTAATCCAATGATTATCCAGCCGCTTGGGTCAGTAGCTAAACAAGAGAAAGGCATACCATTACCATTCTTATAAAATCCATCAGCCCAACGGAATGTCCATTCTTCATTAAATGTATGGAATACTGAACCACGACTATTCTCTGTATCTCCATCAACAGGGTAATGAACCCAATATTCTTTTTCTCTTTCTGAATAAGTAGCAGTTGCTCTTGGTAAGGCAGAGATTGAGATACGGTTCATTTCTCTTTCAATCATAGGAGACATTTGTTTTACAGCATAAACAGCACCACCACGAACAGAGCCAGAGATTGTAAAGATGCCATCTTTGGAAAGAAACATAATACCGTAGCCAGCCACTATCTTAATAGTATTAGTAGCCGTAGTTCCAATGTTAGAGTCAAGGGTAGAGATTACATATCCGTTTGTTCCCACAGTAACTATTTCTATGGCACGCTCACGGAATACTACCAGCACATCGTAGAAGGGCACCAAAGCCGTAATAGCACCACCTTCACGCAAGCCTACATCAAAGTAGTCAGCAATCCCAAACTGCTCTGGAAGCCCTGCTTTGGAGAAGATAATGCCATAGGGGTTTTGTTCACCACCACCTAACCAAATAGAGTTATTCCAAGTTGCACAGTATTTCCATTGAGAAGAAATAACAGATGATTCAATAACTGATGGAGCTTCGGTAAATAAATCTTGGTCTGGTGTAACATCAATATAGTTATTTTCACTATTATTATCTATCTGTGCTACAAGATAATAGATTTCACCAGCACCAGCTAAACCATCTTTTCTATTTTTAGTTCTATATAATCTTCGTGCTACTGTTCCCTTTGGGCCAATAGGAAGGTCTGATATTACTACACCATATTTACCTTCGGCATAATCTGTTCTTACAGGTCTATATGCTCCTGTCATTGTTGTTGTGTTTTCAGAAGATATAGTCCAACTTACTGTTGCTGTATCTGATAAGGGAGATTCAGAACCTGTATCTGTAACAAAAGAAATCTTATAATCATAACGATTTTTATCTCCTTTGATTGCTGTTCCTAATCCTTCGTAAGCATCCTTACTAAATCTAATAACAACATCACCAGAATCTTTTAAGGATACTTTTTGCTCTGGAACAATACCATCACGATAAACAATATATTTTGTATCTACACCAGAAATAGAAGGAGCGGGAGTTGCAGAGAGAAAACCAAAGTCAGAGTATGCTTCTCTTCCCCACCACTTAATCATTTTATCAAAACCATTTATGATTAGATTAAATCTACCATAAGTTGTAATCTGTGTTCCGCAATCATCTGGCTTTGGGATTTTTCTACCAGAAGAAATAACAGAAGTTTGTCTTACACCAGCGGAGGTTCCTTTATTACCCATATCATATTTAAGGTCACCAGCTTGTTCGTAAAGATAATATATCTCTGCGCCTTGGTGTCTGGATATGACAGACAGAAATCTAACAGGCTGTAATCTTTTACTTATCTCTGCTGTTGGAAAAGTAACAGTAGCGTCAAGAGGAATAAGAGGTTCAATACCTCTATCATTAATCCATCCACCACCATTAGGGTCTGGATGAAAATGTCCTTCTACATTCGATGCAGCATTGGGTCTTGCTTTATATCGTTGGTCAACACCCTTTGCTTCTATCTCTAATGTGCTGTCGGTTTTCATAGTTTATTCCTTATGGTGCCAACTTCAAACTTGCTGGGTCATAGAATGGAAAACCATCTGTGCCAATAGTGAAGCTTCCTCTAACAAAGGTTGTGTCTACTGAATCTACATAACGCTTTTCAAGACCAAGAATAGCTTTCTCAATCTTCTTTCTATAAGTAGCTCCAAGTTCAAGATTTCCAGATTTATTATATATATCTTCCAACACACCATAGACAACAAGTTGATGAAACTCGTAAGGCATTTGTGGAGTATCAGTTGCTAAACCCATACGAAGTGGTTTCTTCATATAACGAACTTCTAATCTACGGAAATATTCTTCATCTGCTTTGGGTAATATCTCTCCACCAGCTTGTGCTGGGTTATAGAAGTCAAAAGCATTGATACGAGGATAAGGTCTAATGCGTGGAATACTTCCATCCCATTCAACATAACGAGGATTACCACCATTAAAACTATTAATAAACTGTAAAACAACTTGTGAGTTTTCATCACTAACTATTATTGGTTTATGAGAATCAACGGTAGAACCTTCACTACTTGCAATAGAACCAAATGTAATAGCTCTCCATACAGGAAGTCCTAATCTTTTTCCTGTTGCTGGATTAAAGTTAGAGTTGTAAAAAAGAACTTTACGAAGTCCTTCAAACTTATTTGGTGCTATATCTACGATGTTATTAAATGCCTGTGCTGCGATTGGCTTATCATCAAAAGTAGAAAACTGTAAAGTAATAATAGAAGTTGATGGTCCTCCTTGATTTGTCCCTTGTGATTTAAAAAGTAAAGGTTCAGAGAGTGGACCTATCTTTGCTCCAAGATAATAGAAAGCCCAGCAGATTTCAAAGTATGTATTAGGTGGTATAGTTGCCCCTGCATCATAAACCTGTGATAGTTCTTTTAGTTTCTCTGCTGGTGGAACATTGATTGGAGGAGTGTCAACATAGCACTCTGCATAGTTGGCAGTATAATCTTCACGAAGGTTTATATCTTCTTCTCTTCGTTTAGCCAATCCATTTACTTTTCCAAAGGGAGGACGCTGACCACTTACAGCAGGAACATCACGATGAGATAGATTAAGAAGTTCAAGACAATCTTCTGGTAAGTCATAAAAGCGTTTCTTAACTACCCAAGATGTATTGTCTACAACATTTCCACCACGATAAGGTTCTGCCAATCTTATTTCAGTATCTGAAACTATTTTAAGGATTGTGTATTCTCTACCATTTATCTGGATAAGTTCTCCTTCATAAGCAGAACCAGTAGAGCCATATGATTTAGAAGTGTCGTGAGAGGAGAATGGCCCAAGTGATACTTCGGCAAGAAGCGAAGGAACAGAACCAGAGAAGGTTACTCTGCGTGAACCATTTAAAACGTTAATGTTTTTGCCTGTCCGACCAAAGTTTAGGTCTGGATATATTTTAATAAAATCTTGGACTTGTGAGAACTTCCAGCGTTTTGCTGTCCATATAGAATAGAAAGCATCATTAACCAAATCATCAACTTGGTCTTGATAAGTTTGTAACTCTGGTGTGTAGTCCGTTATGTTTTTAACTTTACTTCGTAGGTCTTGTAGATTCATAGTAGATGATGCTCCTGTTTATTAAAAAACCCTCCCTCCCGTTTATTTGAGAGAGAGGGCTTCTTTTACCTTACAGTTATATTAGAAGGATTTAAGTACCCAAACTGGTGCAAAACCAGCAACCGAAGCTGCAAGTGAAACACCACAGGGCTGTGCTATATTAGCAGCAACATTCGCAGCAGCTTCGCCAGTAACTGCGACAACTGCGAGTGGAACACCAGCAGCAGCAACACCAGCATTTACGGCTGCGACAGGTGCCAAACCCGAAATAACAACTTCGACTTTTCCGCCGACTGTTGCTTGTGCGGCTCTGGCAACACCAACGGTAAGAGCATTACCAAGGGCTGTTAGAGCAGCAGGAACAACGAAGAGAACTCTATCAGCACCAGTTTGAGTTACATCGAAAGCAACCCATTGACCAGCAGTAATAGCAGAACCAGCAAGAAAGATTTCTGACTGTGAACGATTGAGTGTAGTAACAGTTGAACCAACAGTTCCAGAAACCAATGGGTCTGTAACTCGGTCTAACTTTTGTAGTATATTAGTAGTAGCCATTTTATTTTAACTCCTTTTAAGTTAGATTAGAATACATCGCCATTGATTAGAACGCCTTGGGAACCAAGATGGTCAGCGATAAGTTGTCCCTTGAAGTATACGGTGGCTGCGCGAGCAGTAGTACCAGAGATATATTCAAATGGTGAAACAGCGAAGTCACCATCTTTGTGGATTACCATTTTGACACCATCAAAGTTGAGGAAGTACATTGAGTAAACAGCAGCACCACCACCGTTAAGTGGCATATCACTATCTGCTGAAACCATAGCTCCTGCATAAGCAAGTGCCATACGTCCACCATCAAGAGTTTTTTCATCAATGTATCTTTCGTTTACGAAGAGGGTTCTCTTGTAGTTTGAGAAAGCTGCGGTTGATGCTATGACGGAGTTGATTTCGCCCATTGGGGTAATAACGTTTGAAGCAGTATAGATGTTATGCATCGCTCCAAGTCCACCAGTACCGAAGGCACCAGCAGCAGTTTGGAACTGATTGAAGAAACCGGGAACGTTAAGAGTTGCCTTGTTTAATCCACCAACAACAGAGGTCTGTGTAGCACCGGGAACACGGGGTTCAAGGAACTTGTTTGCACCAGCGGTTGAACCATTGAGAGTATTCATAGTAGTAAGAGAAGCAGAAGTTCCAGCAAGGATTTGCTTGTTAAGCTCTCTGCGAAGAAGAGACATAACGGAACGCATACGAGCTTCGACAATCTTAACGATTGCTTTCTCACCAGAGTTTTCAAGCTCTTCTTTCTTGCTGATTACGATTGGAGCAGCAAAGTCACACCAGTCATAAATGGCTGGTTTAAGAACGTCAGCTACTGCAAGTGATACTGGCTCATAACCAGTTGTCATTAGAGAAATGCTGGAGTGTTCTGCTACGGATAGTGGGCGTTGAATCTTGATGCCACCATCTTCGTATTCAATACCACCGTGTTTTTTAGCGTCGTCAAGGAAGGGGACTTTCTTGAAGAGTTCATCTACTTCGCCATCTCTGATTGAGTATAGGGTAGATGATAAGAGGTCATTAGTTATTGCCATTTTCTTATCTCCTTATGGATAGTTTAGTTAAATACATTTAGTTGTTAATCTTACTTGATAGTCCCGTAGGTTATTATCTGTAAGGGTCAACAACTAATGTAAAGTATTCCGTAAGGAGGTTTAGCATTTAGTTGTCTGTCCTATTAGATAAAGAGAACGTCAAGTATTATCGTCTAATCTTATTGCTGTTCTTATTTACTGATGCTGATGCTTCTGGGTTATTCTTAAACCATTGGTAGGATTCCCAAGCATCCTTAAACTTTGGCACAGTAACACCATTTACATTTTGTCCTGTCGAGGTTTTGTTAGTAGCAGATACTCTTGCCTTGGCAGCTTCTTTTTCTTTACCAGAATATTCAGCAGCCTTCTGTCCCTTGACAATGTAGTAAGCATCTTCAAGTTTTAAATCTTCTCTTGAAATAAGAAGTTTAGCAATATCATCTTTGTAACTTAATAGGTCTGGGTTTGCAGATTTAAATGCTTCTAACTGTGCTCCACGTTTAGCTTGCTCTAACTCCATCTGTAAAGGATTAAGCATTTGCTGAAACATCTTCGCAGCTTCTTGCTGGATACGTTGCTGCATACCTTCTTCTGACCAAGCATCGTGTTCTATTGGTTTAGAAGCCAACTCATTTATCTGTTTTTGAAATCCACCACCAAGAAGAAGCTCACGTTCTTTTATTAGGTTTGCTCTTTCAGCATCTAATGCTCTTCGTTGGTCTGCTACTTCTTGTGTTTTCTGTGTGGACATAGCTCGTAAGTTAGAGACAAGCTTTCTTGCATCCTCTGGTAAGTGCTGTAAGATTTCGTTATATGGTTTTAAACCTTTGTGGGTTTGTCCCATGATAGGGTCGTCACCAAAATCTGCTGACATTAACTCTTCAAGAGTTATTTGATAATCTCCCTCAACTACAGGAGCAGCTTCTACTACTTCGGGAGTGGTGCCTACTTCGGCAGTTCCATTTACTTCTTCCATTTTGTTTTTCCTTTTTTATTGTTACATACGAGAAGCAAAAAGTGCTTCTATATTTGGTGATTGCTCTTCTGTCTTTGCCATAGCCATAGGGTCACCCATTGGCTCTTGGTTAGATGGTGTTTCTATCTCTGTTGGTTTGCTCTTTAAGAACTTTTTAAATGCTGGAACTTTGGATAGACGGTCAAGCTTTCCAGCAATAACTATGACAGAACCATCTCCACCTTTCATTTCTTCAAGAGAGTATTCAAGCTCTGCTGGAACTTCATCCATTCCAACAGCATCGGTTACTGCCTGTGCAATCATAGCAAGAGCACGAACTACTTCTGGTGTAAGTGCTTTTTCTTTTATTGGTGGTAATCCAAAGAGAGGAAGAACTTTATTAAGAGCATTTGACAATCCTATCAAAGCTTTGGGTGATACATTGACACCTTCAAGAAGAGACATATATCCTGCGTCCTCTTCCTGTTTAGCCATATCAATATCACCTTTTAGTTTCTCTCCCATACCCTTGATGGATTCTTCTTCTCCACCTTCAATCTCTATTTCTATCATTGGTTTTGCCATAGTTTATTCTCCTGTGTTTATGTTTGCTGAAAGTGTTTTAACTGCACCTGTTTCGCCAATACAATCTTTGGCTGGCAGGACTTCTTCTATTGCTCTTACTTTTGCTTGAACCGAACCACCATACTGTTCAACTTTATCTTTATATGATTGTAGGATTTTATCCTGTTCAGCTTTTATATTAAGTTCTGCTGACATTCTTTTCTCAACGAATGAATCTCCACCAACATCTTCAAGAGGAATAAGACCTTTGCTTTTGGCAATCCTTTCTCTATCCATCGAGTTATAGTAAGTAGCTCCAAGTCCTCTATCAAAGCAACCATTAACTCCCCACTTACCAGTTTGGTCGCCCCACTTACCAGCAGTTTTAGCTGGTGCAGATACTAACGAATGAAGGGGAGAGTCACAATCTTTACAGGTCTGTGCATCTTTATTCTCAAACTTGCATAATCTGTCTGTTTGTTTTTTACAGGTGTAGCAAATGAAATCATACATAGGCATAGATTAAACCCTCTCTGGTGTTGGTGCGCTTGTTGGCATAGTAGGAACGGACTGCGATAGTTGCTCTGCAAGGGCAGCAGAAGGCAGTTGTGATGGGTCGTCAGGCATTGGCATAGGTGCTTGTGGTAAAGCGGCTGGAGGGGCAGGAGGAGCGGCTGGCATCTCTTCTCCAAATGACTTGGGTAAATCAAACTGACGAATGATTTGTTCCTTAATCTTTGCTGGGTCAATACCTAATCCTTGGAGAACAGGAAGAAGTTGGATAAGCTCGTTACGTTTCATAACAGAAGCAACAGG